TTTATCTGTCCATACTATCCCATGTATATGTAGTCTTTCTGTTCTTGTTCCTCCTAGTTCTGTTACTAACCAGTGTCTTATTGTTTTCTTATTATGTTTCCTCCATCTTTCCGTAAACCTTCTTACGCTTAGTGTTGCTATTGCATTATCTCTGTTATATCCTGTTAGTTCCTTGTCGATCTCTTCGTCTAGTTTGTTTAATTCTTCCTCACTGTATGTCAACGTAACAAATTTCCCATTTTTACGTTCTCTAATTTCTTCGTGCAGTCGCACCTGCCATTCACGACTTTTCATTTTTCGGCACTCTATACATTTTCCGCACCCGACCGGCACCCACAGTTTCCTTTCATCATCACAGGGGGGTACTTCCCCCCCGTTTTTTTTATTTGCTATATACCTTCTATTTTTTATTAAGTTTGGATATAAACACATTTATTCTGCTATTTCTTTACCTTGTGGAAGCCCATTTGTTCCTGTCATATAACTTACGAACGCCATAAATTGATTGAATAATTTACCGCTTACATTTACTAAACTTGGATATTCTGCCTTTAATTCGTTTGCGAATTTTTCCACTTTTTTATTCCACTCAAACTTATCTTGATCTAGTTTTAATCCTCTTTTTTGTACGTCAAGTTTTTCGTATTCCATTTGTACTCTTTTAACTATTGCAGTTACTTCTTTATTTGTCAATTTGATTTGTGCATTTTTTAACGTATTGTTTAGTCCTGCTTCTATTACTTGATAATCTACAATTTTTATTTTTTGGTCTGCAGTTGCTTTATCTATTCTATTTTGTGTTTCTAGTGCAATTATTTGTTCTTTTAGTTGTTTAACTTCTTCCTCCATTCTCTCTATTTCTTTTGTAGTCTTATTTTTTAGAATGTCCGTTAGTTCCTTCTGTGCTTGCATTAACGAAGTTTTTGCTTCTAAGTTGTCAACATTTGCACTTAATTGATTCCTTACTCCTCCTGCTTCGTTTGTTGTTTGCTCTTTTATGTTTTCCGTTTCAGATTCTGTCTTATCTGTATTTGCTTGCAAGTTTTGTATTTGTGCTCCCATCATTAATGCACTCATGTCCATATATGGAGCGTGTTTATAGCTTCCTCCTCCTGCACTTCCTCCGCTTTGACTTCCTGCGGTCGTTCCTCCTCCTCCTGACATTCCATACATTAGTGCTGGGTTTAGTCCTGCATCTTTAATGTGTTTCATTTGATTTCCGTAATTTGTGTAATCCCACATATCCTTTTGTAAGTTGTGTCCTTGTTCATTTAGTTGTTGTTGATTTTGATATTGTATATCCATGAGTTCTTTTTCTCTCTCATGTCCTTTTTTTCCTTGGTGTCCTTGCATTCCTACTTGTACTCCTGTTCCGCCTAGTCCTATTAAGGCGGCTCCTACTGCTGGTGGTATTGGCATATTTTCTATTTTTTATTTGTTATTATTATTTTTCGTGCTTTTTTTAAAAGCTTTTATACTCTCTTGATATATAAGAAGGGTTGCGTACCCCTCTGTTAAATAAAGGGGGGATTTCTCCCCCTTCTTCATTTATTTTGCCTCGGTTCCTGCCCTTGACTCAGCTCCGCTGTCCTCTTTGTTTAGCTTTACAATTTTGCCCTTTTCTTCTTTTGTTGTTGCTTTATTGTCTCGCTTTGCTTGGATATTTGCTTGCACTTTGTCCATTGCCTCCGCAGCTATTTCCCACCTATCTGTCCGTATATTATACGCACTTACTATTCCGTCTTTTCTTTCCGTATAGATTGCAGGTGCTCCGTCTTTAATCGGCTCATTATTTGTAACTATTCTTTCGATTTTCCACTCTAGTGGTTCACCTTCCATTTTCTCAACGCTTTTTAACGTTGTTACTGTTGGTTTTTCATATTTATATGCTTTCATTTTTTATAAATTTGGTATTACTTTTGCCGACATTTTTCGTCTTGCTTTTATTCCTACTGCTATTTGTGACCAAAAATTTTGACTGCTTAAGTCTCTTTGTGCGAATATTTGGTTATACTTACTTGGATCAACGTACGTTGTCAAGTCTTTTATACCTGTTGCATCATGTTCAAACCTTCTGTTTAATGTCATAAACATACTATTATCTATTTCTGCAAAGTGTCCTCTACATTGATTAACATTTGTCATATAATTTACCCATGCTGGTTGTTTACCTGCACTATTATACCCTACTGTTCCCGTATTTGTCACCTCTGTATCAAACCATGCCATTTGATCTGTTATTAAATCTTGGAAGCCTATTTCATCCAGTGCTGGTTTGTGCAAGTCATTCATACTTTTTAGATTCATATCCCACTTATTCCCTTGACTGTAGTCAATTCTTGGTGTTATTGAAATTATCCCTATTATATAACTTGGTTCATCTACTTTGATTTTCATTTTACCACCTTTGTGTTTCCCTGTCATTCTTCCTTTTCCTGCTAGTGTTCCTAGTGGTTGCTCTGCCGTTGCATTTTCTACACTACTAACCACCTCCTCGAAAGTTAACTCTTTTATTAAACTTCCTTGATATATTGGGTTTTCATGTCCTTTTGCTCGTTCATGTGTATATACTGCATCAAGCCACGAGTCATAATCTCCACCGCTTAAACTTATCCTGTTTAACATATTATACACTTTGTTAGCTAGATTTAAACTATCTATTGTAAAGTTTCCTCCGCTTGTATCTACTGCGGTTACTTCCGCCACTCCGTTTGTTCCATCTATCCATTCAGTATTTATCCAATTATTGAATAAATCACTCTGGTATGTTTTGATTCCTAATCCTTCCTGACTACTTAATTTAAAGTAATATGCGTCATCTTCTCCATTGTCTCCTAATACATAACTATATGGTGTTACGCTTTGATCTGTTATTTTTACTGCGGTTGTATCTCTAACACTTTCTAGCAGTGTCATTCTCATATCGTCTATGTTTTCTAATGGAAATTCTTGTAGTACTGGTTCTCCGCTTCCTATAGGTAATGTATTTCCTATTTGTGCTCCCATATATTCCCATTGTACGCCACCACCTACTGCTCCGTGGTACCCATTAAAGTCTATTCTATAACCGTCTACTGTTTGTGTTACTGCTCCATACCACCATATTTGACTTGCTTGATATACTGTTCCTCCTATTGTTACGTATATATCATCTAAGTTTGGTTCTCCGTAAGGTGTTCCTGCTACTGCAAACGATACATCCAATATAAAGTGCACATCATCACTTAAGCTTGTACTTATTGTATTCGGTGTCCCGTTTATATCGTAATCTGTTACTGTTGCTCCTTTTGTTACTCTTATTTTTGCTACGTCTACGTCCCACGCATTCGAGTCCCCATTATTATGTACTACTACTCCGTTTGGTTGTTGTTTATTTGCATAATAATTTTTATATATATCCCAATACCCTAGTAATGGTATTGCATTAAAGTCCCTTTCAACTATTTCTTGTCCTTGACTTCCGTATTTTCCTAGTCCTCTTATATTTAAGTAACTTAATATACAACTTGAGTTTATTTGTTGGTTGTCTCCTAGTTTGTCGTCTTTATCATATTTTGCTTTAAGTTCTATTTGTGGAAGTAGTACTTCGCTCATATCCATACCTATATTTAACATATTCATGTGTAGTTTTCCTTGATATAATCTTATAGGGCACTGAAATACATCTAATTGTATTTTATACCCTCCATATAATGGACCTACTGTTGGCAATGTTTTTATATTTGTTTGCAAATCTATGTCAAAGCTATCTCCTGGAAGTCCTAGTTCTGACATGAACGGTACTAGTGTTCCGCTTGCCATACTTGATCTCCATATATAACTAAGGTCATGTGTTGACCTTTCATAATTTCGCATCGCTATTTCCTGTTTATTTCCCGCTCCTAAGCGGTCTCCTCCTAGTGTTGTTTTCATGTTTATTTATTTATTTTGGTTTGTACTTCATTTAATATCATTATAACTTGTACTATCCTATTCCAAGTTATTTTTTCTAGTTCTTCCTTTACTTTTGTAACTGTTTTATATTTTTCTGTTATTCTATATTCTCCCATTACTCCGAAACTTTCTTTGTCTATTGTTATTATCTCAAATGGGCTATCCTTTATATTTTTCCTTTTAATCATTTCTTCACCTTTCAAAGATTCCGAGTTGATTTCGTTTACATTCGTAGATTGTATTTTTTGTTTTTGTATATTTTTCATAACTTACTGTTTTTTTTATTTTTTTGTATTCTTTGTTTTTTATTTTTTTTCTTTCTAAGACTTCTCCCGTGTTTATGTCTACATAAACAACTATTTTTTTCCACCAATTATTTATTAGCATTTTTTACCTCTCTTTCCAGCCACCCCTCTAGATCATATAGAGCACTTGTTGGGTGTTGTCCTAGTCTTTTATAGTTATAATGTAGTTTCATTATCTCTTCATTGAAAAGTCTACTTGCTAGTTTTTGTATTTCTTTTACTACTCTTTGTTTCTCTGTCATCTTGTTTTTTGCGTACTAAGTTAGCATTTTTTTTTAGTTTTGGAAATAATTTATTTTTTAAATTGTGTGTGATTGTGGTCGTTGCTTTACGCGACCACTATCTATTGGCCTTTTTTATTCTTTCCATTCTTTTTAAGTTTCTCCTATTTCTTTCATATACTTTCTGCTCCCAATTTATACTATCGTCTCCATACCCTAGCCTTTTATTTAGCTTTCTTTTCTCATTTAATACTTTATAATACTCTTCTTCATTCTCTTCTATATTTATTTTTATCCCCATTACCCATCTTTCATTTTTATTAAGTTTTTCCACCCATAGCTTTTCCTTCTCTTCTTCACTGTATATTTTATTTCGATAGTATATTGGTAATTTTAATTTCATTCCGTTTTTTGTTGTATATGTTTCATTTGTTTCTTCTTCTATATACTTATTTCTTAACGCATCTTTTCTTTTTATATATCCCTTTCCGATTCCTTTGCTACTATATATTTTTGATTTATATTCTTTATGTTTATCGTCTATTTTTGTTACGTATTTTATTATATAATTTATTGTTTTTGCGTTTACATATTCTCCTACCCACATTTTCCCATATTTCCATACCTCCTCCACTTCATTTATTTTATCTGTCCATACTATCCCATGTATATGTAGTCTTTCTGTTCTTGTTCCTCCTAGTTCTGTTACTAACCAGTGTCTTATTGTTTTCTTATTATGTTT